TGAGGGGTTTGAACGTGGTGAGCATATTATTATTGTTATTGATTCTATTGGTAATCTTGCGTCTAAAAAGGAAGTAGATGATGCATTAGAAGGCAAGTCAGTTGCTGATATGTCACGTGCAAAACAGGTGAAGAGTTTGTTCCGTATGGTCACACCACACTTGTCACTCAAAGATATTCCAATGGTTGTTGTCAATCACACATACAAAGAAATTGGAATGTTCCCTAAAGACATTGTTGGTGGTGGCACAGGTAGTTACTATTCTGCCGACAACATTTTTATTCTTGGTCGCCAGCAAGAGAAAGATGGAACTGAATTAACTGGTTATAATTTTATTATCAATGTGGAGAAATCACGATATGTTAGGGAAAAATCCAAAATTCCTGTTTCTGTATCTTTTGATGGTGGCATTAGCAAGTGGTCTGGCTTACTTGATGTTGCTCTTGAATCTGGCCACGTAGTCAAACCATCCAATGGTTGGTACTCACGTGTCAACAAAGAAACTGGTGAAATTGAAGACAAGAAGTTCCGTGAAAAGGATACTAATACCGAAGAATTCTGGTCTAGTATGCTCGTCAATGAATCATTTAAAGAATCTGTAAGGAAGAAATATGAAATCGCTTTTGGCAACATTATGGGAGAAGATTTCAATACGGCAGAAGCAGAAGAAGCTTGAGTACAAGTTTCTGAACTTACCTGAAGAAGACTCCACGATGGTAGAAATTACCGGTGGTAAGTATTCAGGTGTAGTATTCTCGTATGGTCATGTTAGATTTGAAGAAGGCGAATTAGGTCAACTACAGTTTACCTATAACGTAAACAATCCAGGTCAACATGGCCATGCAAGCTTGCTAACTGACCAAGAATATCATACAATGATGGGAGACATTCTCACAGATATTATTATTAATCAAGAAAGCCATAATGAACAGACTAGAACACTCGATTCTAAAGAATCTGATTTACAATGAAACGTTTGCTCGTAAAGTTTTGCCGTTTCTCCGTACAGATTATTTCTCAGACAATACCGAAAAAGTAGTTTACAAAGAAGTTGATGATTTTATCAACAAGTACAATAGTCTACCGACACACGAAGCACTCATCATTAATCTTACAGAGAGTAAGAAGTTAACTGAGCAAGAAGTTCGCAATTCCATGGAATTGTTGCAGAATATCAATCAGCACAAAGATGAACCGACTGAAATGAAATGGTTGGTTGAACAGACTGAGAAGTTCTGCCAAGACAAAGCAATCTACAATGCCATCATGGAATCTGTATCGATTCTAGATGACAAAGGTGATAAGAAAGCCAAAGGCGAGATTCCAAAGATTCTTAGTGATGCCTTGGGTGTATCATTTGACCCTAATGTTGGTCACGATTACATTGATGACTTCTCAAATCGTTATGACCTGTACCACAAAGTTGAGTCACGTGTTAAGTTTGACCTTGATATTTTCAATAAGATTACCAAAGGTGGTCTGCCAGTTAAGACATTGAATGTTGCACTTGCGGGTACTGGTGTTGGTAAGTCTTTGTTCATGTGTCACGTTGCCGCAAGTTGTTTATCTAATGCACAGAATGTTTTGTACATCACCATGGAAATGGCTGAAGAAAAGATTGCTGAACGTATCGATGCCAACTTGTTGAATGTGACAATGGATGAACTACACGTAATGTCTAAGGATGATTATGTACGTAAGTTTGGTGTACTAAAGAACAAGACACAAGGCAAGTTAATCATCAAAGAGTATCCAACTGCCGCAGCCAATGCACTCCACTTTCGTGCTTTGTTGCAAGAATTACAGTTGAAGAAAAGTTTTAAACCAGATATTATCTTTATTGACTATTTGAATATTTGTTCATCTTCACGTATCAAACCTGGTGGTTCTGTTAACTCATATACATATATTAAATCTATTGCTGAAGAGTTGCGTGGTCTTGCCGTTGAAGCCGGCCTGCCAATTGTAACTGCGACACAAACAACTCGGTCTGGTTTCACCAACACCGATGTTGACTTGACAGACACAAGTGAATCGTTTGGTTTGCCTGCAACTGCCGACTTTATGTTTGCGTTGATTAGTACAGAAGAACTGCAACAATTGAACCAGATTATGGTGAAACAATTGAAGAATCGTTATTCAGACCCTAGTGTATTCAAACGTTTCATTGTTGGTATTGACCGGTCAAAGATGAGACTATATGATACTGAACAATCTGCACAGACCGATATCTCCGATTCTGGTCAACCAGATAAACCACTAAGTACATTTGGTAATAGAGAACGTAGAAATAAATTTGACGGAATTAAAGTATGAGTTTAACAGTAGAACAAGGTGCATATGTTGCCAATGTATTCTCGGAGTATTTCGATAAGTTTGGCCGCATAGATGAGTATATGCGTGAACAGAAACTGGCAGCAATGTCAGAAAGACCATTCACGTTACCTGGATGTGGACCAGAAGAAGACTTGTTCTCCGACTTTACAATGTCACCGGCAGATATGCAATTTGAGGTTGTTGACTTGCCTCAAGATCGATGGGACATTTACCTTGATATGATATCGTCACATTCAAACATGACAAGTATACCCGGTCGTTGTCTACGATTGGCAATCTTAGAGAAGAAGTCTGGAAAGTGGTGTGGTTTCATTCGTCTTGGTTCTCCAGTCATCAACTGCAAGCCACGAAATCAAATGCTTGGACAAGTGTTTACGCAAGTCCAAGGCGGTGCTCAGAGATTCAATCAATGTGCTGCGATGGGTTTTGTTATTGTACCTGCACAACCATTCGGGTATAATTACCTTGGTGGCAAACTGTTGGCTGCGATTTGTACCTCACATGAAGTACGTGAGATGCTGAACCAGAAATACAAGATGACAACCTGTTTGTTTGAGACTACTAGTTTGTACGGTTCTTCTAAGGCAGTATCACAGTATGACGGCATGAAACCATTGATTCGTTTCAAAGGTCTTACTGATTCAGATTTCTTACCGATGTTACATGGCCAAACTTATACCGACTTGAAGAACTATGTTGAAAAGATTATTGGTGAACCGCTTGCACCAGAAGATGCATCATCACGTAAGTTGAAAATCTCCAATCATATCATATCATTAACTAAAGTGGCACTCAAAGGTACACCAGAAGGTACCAAGTTTGCACAGACGATTGAGAATGCCAAGAATCTGAATGAACAGAAACGATACTTTATCTCTGATTATGGTTACAAGAACATGGTTGATTTTGTCAATGGTAAGACCGACAAGTTATTACCTGGTGAAAACTATGAGAAGTTTCATTTAAACAACATCATTGAGTGGTGGCGTAAGAAAGCCATCAATCGATTCGAGACATTGAAGACTGAAAATCGTATCAGGACCGAACAAGAAGTTTGGACCGGTGATAAAGTGCTTGACATTATTCGGTAACCTGGTAGGATAAATACTTGGTTGAGGAGACCGAGTATGAAAATTCCATCAAAAGTTAACGTAGATACTGAAAGCAAACAGTCTGGTGCCGGTGCGGAAGTGACTGCATTGGCCGAAAGTATGCAGGCATATGCTTGTGCGACAAGGCAACATTTTGGTAAACCATTAACTGATGTGTCTCAAGTTACAAAGGCCACAATTGCTGATGCTGATTGTGACAGAACACTTGAGGCTTGCATGAAAGGTCTGGATGAGAATTGGTTCAGAAGTGTTATCTTAACTGCCAATTTAATCTTTGATGAAGTACCTGGAGCCAAGATTGGTAAGAATTTTAAGTTTTATCGTGGTGGTGCTTTAGTGAATGCCATCTATGATAACTGGCGCAATTTTAAAAAAGGCAGTGGTATTACTGGCGATGACAAATGGAATCCTGCCGACATTTGGATGATTAAAAAGAGTTTCAAGTTAGAAAAAAACTTTGCAACATTAGGTGAATACAATCGATATGTCTTTGATGAGTTTGCAAAAACAAACATGATTGGTATTTCATTAAAGAAAATTGGACCAAAAGATACTCCACATTCCAAGTTCTTCAACAATGGTAAACCACTTGTTGCTGTGTTCACTGGTGTCAAGCTTGGTGCGAATATGAGAGACTCAAAAGATATATACATTCAGTACAAGTCTGAAGGTAATCCAGGTGAGGTACAGTTCCGCAACTTCTCTAGTCGTGCGGTGCCTTCTTCTTGGCAAGGTGAGATTAAAGGCAAGGCTGCTGCAGGTGGTAAAATTGGTGGTGGTATTGTATTCGAGGGTGCAATTGAAGCTGGTGTTGCTAGAGCGAAGTTAACATTACCAAATCAAGTACCTATTGAGAAGCCAACTGATGCTGATTTTAAAAAGTTTGCAATGATGTTTAAAGAGTTATCTGGTTCAAAAGAAAAGATTGAAGATTTGATTACTCAAGCAAAAGCAGGACAGAGACAGGATAAAACTTGGTGGATGTCCAAGTATATTGGTATAGATTTAGTTTATACTGTGATTAAAGAAAAGAAAATGGATGCATTGTGTAAATACATATATGAGTATGCATCGTCAGCAACTAAGAACAGTAGCATTTTTATAAAGTACAGCTAATGAAATTTTCAGAATTTATAACCGAATCAAAAAAAGAAGGTGCCAATCTTCACCTCGAACACATTGAGGATGAGGTGTTGAATCGTGGTGTTGCCGGCACACGTGATGCAATTAACTTTCTGCAATCGTTACGTGACATGTTGGCAGGCAATTCATCATCTAAAGTAAACGTCACAACAAAATGGGATGGTGCACCTGCAGTTTTCTGTGGTATCAATCCAGACAATGGCAAGTTCTTTGTTGGTACTAAAGGTGTCTTCAATGCAAACCCTAAGTTAAACTATACTGATGATGATATTGACACGAATCATCCAAGTGGTGGTTTGAATGCCAAACTTAAAGTCGCACTACGTTACCTGCCAAAACTAGGCATCAAAGGTGTTCTGCAAGGCGACATGATGTTCTCTAAAGGTGATATCAATACACAAACGATTGATGGTGAAGAATACATCACGTTTCAACCGAATACAATTGTGTATGCTGTACCATCAGATTCAAAACTGGCCAGAGCAATGACTTCTGCACAGATGGGTATTGTTTTTCATACTTCATACACAGGTAAAACATTCTCTGACATGAAGGCATCATTCAACATCGATATCAACCACTTGACTACAACTAAAGATGTTTGGTTTCGTGATGCATACTTTGTTGACGCATCTGGTACAGTCACATTCACAGAGCAAGAAACAAAGGTGTTGAGTTCACATCTATCACTTGCAGGTGCAAAATTCCAATCTATCAATGCACTAACACTTAATAGAATTGCCTCAAGTGAAGTAGTACTCACTTACATTAAGACATTCAACAACACCAAAGTGCGTGAAGGTAAAGAGATTAGAGATACTACTGCACACACAAACGAATTGATCCGTTGGGTTGAGGCCAAGTTAAACAAAGATATCTCTGATGCCAAGAAAGAAGAAACTAAACAGAAACGAATCAAAGAGAAGACTGAGATTATGCGTTTCTTCCGTGGTTCGGCAAGAGACTTAAAGAGTATTTTTGATTTGATGAACCATTTGGTGGCATCCAAGAATATGATTGTTAGTAAGTTACAACAAATGAAACAAGTAACAAATACATTCTTACGTACAGATGATGGTTTCAAAGTCACTAATCCTGAGGGGTTTGTGGCGGTTGATAAATTAAAGGGTAATGCAGTTAAATTAATTGACCGATTAGAATTTGCTCATGCGAACTTCAATGCCGCAAAGGCGTGGACTAAATAAGATATGACCACAAAAATAACACTAACTAATATCGATTCGACTGGTGACTATTCAGAACTGGTGGATTCGGCCTATAAT